AATGTTCCTGCCACGCAGGCTGCGCAAGCTGCACCAGGAATGCCCCCTAATCGTCCCAGCCCGTCTTTCCTTAATCAACCAGCCCAATTACCTAGTGGACGTCCTGTTCCTAACCAACAGGCTCCTGGTGCTGCGTCAGATGATCAGTACGCACAAGCCTATGCTGCTTACATGCAGAAACATGGCGGTGTAGGGATACCTGGTCAAGAACCACAACAACCAGGTAGCCCTGGTGAAGCAGCCAATCAATTTGCTGGTTTTGGTGCACCAACCCCTGCACAACAGCAACAGCCCGGTGCATTTGACCAACAAGGTTACCAACGGCGTCGTCCAGGTGGTGGAATGCCCCCTCAAGCTGATCTGCAGCGAATCAGAATGGGTGGTGGGACGCCTCCTCAAGCTGGTCCTCAGGGCATCAGAATGGGTGGTGGATATGCAAGTCGCTCGTTTGGTTGATGCCTGATTCCAAAATGCCACCGTCACTTGTTGCTCATTTCAAAAAGAAAGACGCAACAAATCCAGACGGGACTGAAATGTCTGATAATGACAAACGTAAGGCGGCATTAGATAAAGCGCGTCAATATCAAAAACGAAAACAAATCAAAGGTAAATGAGTTAGTATTCAGTAATACCTGGTACTAACTCATGCCTTCATACGTTCATCTAGCCTATCGGCGCAATGCACGTGCGGCGGCAAAAAACCATCAACTTAAAGAACCCAAGAATTACGAGCAAGCAAAACTTGCACGAGAAGACTTTGGTTATTTTTGTGATTATGTAGCGGACAAACCACCTGCTGCACATCACAAAGAGTGGCATCGCCACTTTGTAACGAATGAAGATAGTCAGTGTCTAATTAAAATTGCTGGCCCCAACGTAGATCTACTCGCCCCCCGTGGATCAGCTAAATCAACGGTCTTAGGTTTGTTAACTGCATGGGCAATTGGGGTTCATACAGAAGCCAAACTTCCCCTGCAGATTCTTTATCTTTCTTATACGGTTGATATTGCACGATCCAAATCGGCAACGATCAAACGAATTATTGAAAGTAAACGTTACCAAGAAGTATTCCCCAAGGTACGGCTTCTTAAGAATGTAACCAGTAACGAATACTGGTCAATTGATCACAAGTTTGCTGGCATTGAAGTAACAGGTGACGAACAATTTACGCTTTGCGCAGCGGGCCTTAAAGGTTCAGTGACTTCTAAGCGTTCGCATTTAGTAATGATTGATGACGCTATTAAGTCTGCTGCTGATATTGGTAATCCTGACATTCGTAAGACAATGCAGGATAACTGGAATGCGGTGATCTCGCCCACCATGTTCGAGGGTGCCAGGGCCATCTGCCTTGGTACCCGATTCAGGCACGATGACATTCACGCCACCACATTTAACGAACAAAACAACTGGACTCAAATTGTTTTGTCAGCAATTCAAAACGATCCCAAGACTGGTGAGGAGGAATCCTACTGGCCTGAAATGTGGTCGCTAGAGTACCTGAAAGAAAAGAAAAGGCAAGCGCCCATTGCTTTTTCCTTTCAGTACATGAATCAAATTGTCAGGCAAAATGAACTTTCATTGGCGCCAGAACTTATTGTCAAGGCAGAAATTGCAACAGAATTTGATGCCCTGGGAATCGGTGTTGACTTATCTGCTGGTATTAAAGAAAAGAATGATTACACGGTGTTTGTACTGGGTGGCCGGATTGAAGATCGTATCCATATTATTGATTATCGACGCATTCGCGTCATGGGGAACCTGGAAAAGCTAGACGCACTTAAAGAACTTCTTAATGATTGGTCCATCATTGGACAAGATGAAAATAAAAATTATTTCCCTACTTATTCAACATGTGATGTTTGGTCAGAAGCTGTCCAGTACCAAGCTTCTTTAGAAGCTGACTTCAAGCGGGTTTGCTTGAATGACGAAGGTCTCTACAATTTGATTTGGCATCCAGTTAAGGGTTTCCGTGCAGATAAGCTCGCACGGTTCCGGGGCATCATTGGTATGTTTGAAGATCGAAAAATTATCTTTAATCGTTTCCGGAATTTCACAAATCTCTTCGAAGAACTCACAAACTTCGGCGTAAGTGGTCATGATGACTGTGTTGATGCGCTTGTGTGGTTGGTAACCGGATTAGCAAGGAAAGGGAATCTTCACCTTGATTACTAATCGTAAAATAAAAGAAAATACAATTACTCTCGTGTCATCGCTTTCCGCAAACTTTTGGGGTCGCCATCAGGATCGCTTGCATGCGTTATACGACCGCATTCTAGAAAATGAAAGGAAGGTTGACAACCTTCAGGAACAAATTAATCGAATGCCACTGGAATATGTGTTGAAAGTTGACTTCCTTAGGGAATTACAACAGATGCACGATAATTTCAAGCAAATTAACGCAAAACTTGATAAGCTTATTGAAAAACTTTAGTTTCCATGAGCTACGTCCTTGAGGTTCAAGAAGACGAAAACGGTGAACAGTTTATCGTTCTTCCAGAAGAAGTGCTTGAAGATCTTGGTTGGCAAGAAGGTGATGTTCTTGACTGGAAAATAAAGGGTGAAGGAATCATCATTACCAAATTAAATGATCCTGCAGGGTACGTAGTATTAGAGGAGTAAAATATAAGGACTGGAGAAATATAAAATGTATTACGGCGGCGCATCAAATGTACCAGGGGCTCCTGGTAATCCTGGTTTCTTCCCTTCCATCGGATACAGCCCCTTGGTTGCAGGTGGTCCAAGTTTTGAAATTAATCCCAATCGTCAACCAGTTCAACCAGGCATGGGGCCACAAGCCCCGAACATGTATATGCCTACTCAAATTTTAGACCCGAGGACACGTCAACAACGCATGGAACAATCTGTTCCAACCACTGCTGTACGCATGGCAGGTTTGATGCCTGGCATGGTGCCCATGGGCAACGCTGGTTTCTTTGCTGGCCCCCAGCTAGGCCAAGCTGTTCCTCCTGGTTTCCAAAATAAAATTGTGTCATGACCAAGAAAAGAAAATTAGTTAAAGAAGCACTCAAGAAGCCTTGGCTTTATACGTTTGGCGAACTAGCTTTTTTTCGCACTTGGTTAAAACATAGAAAGGAACGCAAAGCTGCTAAGATTCAAAAAGAACAGGTTAAAGATTAATGGCCGTCGATACCAAAGCTCGTTTAAAAGAGATTATCGACGCCGCTGTCGAGAAGGATGCATCGGCGCACGTCGACACCATGATTGTGGGGTCGCACCTTTCCCAAATGAAAATGTTTGGGATTCGTCAAGGTGTTGAATTCTTCCCTAATCAAGACAACTTTGGTAATCAACGCAAAGATTTCATTGATCGTGTAATCAAATATAACCAGCTTGACGTACGGTTAGATTCCATCTGGGATTACTTTTTGTGTGATGGAAAAGGTATTTTTTACATCCGGCCAACCAAGTCTAATTATCGTCTTTATTATTTCAGAAGCCACGAATATCGCAGCTATTACAACGTCGATGGTGAACTGGATGAAGTTGTCATCATCTACAGCTACAAGGTAAAGCAGGGCAATGGTTTTGGGGATAACGTAAACGTATCAAACATTAGCGGTACGGCCACCCTTGGTAGCCAGGGAGCCAAACGTTTTATTCGTCTTTCAATTAAACGTCGGACGATTGAAGAAACTCATTCGGAAGGCGAAATGTCTTTCGACACCCCAAATTACACAGCACTTGGTAAAACCAAAACATTTAAAAACAGCTTAGGCTTTATTCCTTGTGTTGAAATTTTCAACAATCCCAAGGGTTTCTCAACAGAAGGCGTTGGTGAATTTGACGCCATGGCCAGCCACATTGTGGTGCATGACGAATTGGTTCGTACCATGCGGAAGAACGTTCAGTTCTTTGGTAGCCCAACCCTTCTGTCGTCTAGGCCCAAGACTGACCTTATGGAGTCTGGTGCGGACACCACAGTTCAACGTCCATCTATCGCAGCAAATTCTGGCTTTGGCAGCCTGTCTTCACTAAGCCGATCAACGTTTAAACAGGATCCGATCAGTCGTGGTATTGACGGTCAGATTCGTGTGCCACGCGTGATTGCAAACCTGGAGCCAAACGACCGTGTTGGTTACATCGTGCCAGATGCAATCACTGGTGACCAAAACGCATTTGCTCGTCAGTTCAGAGAAGAAATTCGTACTGCTCTTGGTGGTGTTGACGAACTTTCAATTTCTGCTGGAGTAACCGCAACTGAATACAAATCGTTGTTTGGTCGTGTTTCGGCCACATCCAAGAAGAAGGCAACTGCTATTTACTCGTATGGCATTGCACGTTGCATTGAGTTGATTATTTTCCAAGAAGAACGTTTGTTCCGTGCAACGTTAGCCAAGGCGTCTGGCCTGGAAGAACCGGTTGAACCACCGGAGAATGCCCCAGCGGAAGAGAATGAGTTATACAAACAAGCAATGGTTGGTTTTGATGATCAAGTCAAACAAATCATGATGGCTTGTTTACAGACCAAGATTGTTCCACCCGGTGTTAGCGGTTTAATTCCTGATGGGGATTTAACCGTTTTATGGCGTTGGACTGGCCCTGTTTATGAGGAGTCAACTCAAGACGTCCTTAACAACTCAATTGTTGTCAGAAACCTACAAGAATTAGGTGTTGATAGCATTGAATCACTGAAGTTCTTGTTTCCGTCTAAGACGGATGAAGAGCGAGCCGCTATGTTAAGCGGTTTCCCGTTCAGGATGGTAGGCGAATTGCAGAATGCGTTCTCGCAGTTTGCTCGCCTTGTGGGTGGAATGATGCAGACCCCCCACCCGGAGTCACCGGATTTACCGATGGCTGCGGATCCAAGGCTGGACCTTACCCCCTATCTGTATCGAACCTTAGAAGCATTACAAAAGGAGATGAGTTATGCAGGACGCTACCGTCCAATCGACCCCACAGACGAGCCAAGCACCGTCAGTAGCACCCAGCAGCTACGTGATGGCGGCTCCGGCTCCGGTGGCGGCACCAGCACCGAGCTACCAGCAGGCGGCTCCAGTGGCGTATCAGGTGGGTACCAGCTACCCCCAAGCGGTACCTCAAGCGACTACCAGCTACCAATCCGCCCCTACTCAGTACGCCCCCCAATCCCAACCGACCTACGCGGCACCAGCCCCGGCGGAAGCCCCGGCGAACAACCCATGGGAATCGGCATTCAACAAGGTGGTGGGGCTGCTGAGTTCACCAGTCCAATCCCCATTCCAGGGTCAACCGTCGACGACGACACCTCAGTACGCCCCGGCGAACTATGGAATGCCCAGCAGCCAGGGTATGCAACAATCGGCGATGCCGACCTCGTATCCCAGCCAGGCTTACTCAGTCAACTCTTCCCTAACCTCTTCGATGCCATTACCGGCGGCGGAGGCCCAGGAAATCGACCGGGCGATCGCGGACTACTACCACCTCAGCAACGAAAGCCGTCAGGTTCTGGACGCGTTCGGGGTCGAGGCACCCGCAGTTCTAAATAACTACGCCCTTCAACTTGAAGGGATGCTGGATAGTGCAGTTGCCTGGGGCGCCCAAGCCAACAATGTGATGGCTCGTTTTGCCACCTTCTCGGTCAATGAGCACCAAGAGAATCTGGCTTACAACGAAATTCTTACCAACCCCGACGTGCTCAGCGATTACACGCTGCGTTTCTTCGGTCCGGAAGGTCCCTATCCCGTGTACGAAAGCGAAGCTGAACTGGAATCCCGTGGCTACCGCACCCAACCAGTGCAAGCCAGCCTCGGCGAATTCCCCGCACCTCCTAGTGCGGCTGGCCCTCAGCAACCAGAAAACTTCTGGGGCAGCTTTAGCGAAGTGATGAATCGTGATCCTCAGAATGCCTGGCGCATCCTGAATCAAGCCCAACCTGGAACCGTTGCAAACAAATTGTTTGTGATGGAGTGATCCACCACTTAAGGTCAAGTAGTAATGATTTATTACTTGGCCTTTAGTAGTTAATAATTCATAAATTATTAACTGCTAAAATTTAAATTAGATAAGACATTCTTTGTCTGAATCTTTCACCTGACAAACAACAGTCCTGCGACACTGGAGGATAAAACAAAGTGTTTATTGATAACGACTTTCCAAAGATTCTTGGTGCGGAACTCTATCGTCCCCACCCTGCCTACATTGCCGAGATGGCAGTAGAGCCCGTGGTTGTCCACGACTTCACCCGCCAGCCTGGTCAAACCGTTCAGCTCGACCGCTATAAGTTCTGGGGAACCCCCGGCACCAAGGATAGCCGCGAGCGTATTGCCGACCAAACCATCGGTACCGCCAACAGCCGTAACATCACCAAGGAGAAAGTCCTGGTGGTGCTTAAGGAATACACCGGTCCTGCGGACCCGGGCGATCCGACCCAGCCTTCTACCTTCAAGATTGCGCGTGAAACCCTGATTACCGCCCAGCGTCTGCTGCTGGACACCGGTAACCTGAACATGTTCCACCAGTCCATCGGTAGCCTCACCCTGCTGGATGACTATCGTCGGTGGCGTGACCGCGTCTTCATTGACGAACTTGCCAAAGCTGAAGCCAACGGCCAAGCCAGCACCACTCAAGGTGGTTACTACTTCGCTGGTAACAAAGTCAAAGATTCTTCCGGTCGTGTTTCCTACACCTCGACCGAGTACACCGCTCAGGTGCAACAGTTCCAAGTCCGTACCGACTTGCTGAACGTTGTTAAGGATCTCCGTAAGCGCAACGTGCCGACCTATTCCGATGGTCTGTATCGTTGCATTTGCGATCCCACCTTCATGATGCACCTGCGTCGTGATCCTGACTTCCGTGAGATTGCTCGTTACTCTGGTAACCCAGGGCAAGGCATGTACATGGGCAACCCTGCGATGCCCAACAACTCCAGCTTCTACATGGGTCCCCAGGCTGGCCAAGGTTACTTCCTGGCTGGCGAACCTGTTATGCCTACCGGCGTGCAGTTCGAGGGTGTGAAGTTCTTCGAATCGACCAACTTCCCAACCAAAAATATCACCGCTTCTTTCGACGGTGGTTCCAACTACACTTCCCAAGAAGCTGCCCAAGGCTACTTCTTCGGTCCTCAAGCCATCGGCGTCGGCATTGGCGGTCCTAACGCCCAAGTGTTGATCAACAATAACGATGACTTCAGCCGCTTCATCATCCTGATCTGGCAACTGTACGCTGGCTTCGAAATCCTGAACAAAGATTTCGTCACCACCGGTTTCAGCTTCGTGTCTGATGACGGCATCATCTGATCCATATAAGTAAGTAAAACTTCAAGGAGAGATAAATGACCTACTTGTCCGCTAAGAAAATCTATCCAGGTAACTGGAACCAGCCCTTAAACGGCTGGTACAAGAACATTGATACCACCACCGAAGGTGGTACCAGCTACAACGCTTCCAAGGCAGGCCCCACCTCGGTGCTGGCCGTCCCTGGTTACCGTTACTTCCAGCAACGTGGCTACGTGCCCGTGACCTGGGCTTCTGGCTCGGCTGCTACCAGCGGTCAAACCATGAGCGTGATCGTTCCTTCCCCCTATCGGCAGGACGACACCCGCCCCGACATCACCGGCATGGTGATCTCTGGTTCTTCCACCCAACCTGCTTACGTTTATCGCGCTGCGATTTCCGTTGCTTCTGGCTGGGGTGATGGTCGTGTTGCCTCTGGTGTGTATGCAGCCACCGGTAACGTGATTTCCTTCGGTCGTAACAACGGTGGTAGCCCC